ATAATTGGTAGAGTTCTTAGAATTGAAAGAACTACTCTGGGTGATTTCAGCAATATTCTGGGCTATCTTTTCAAATAGCCCAGAAAAGTATTCGGATTTCACAAACAATATATATCACTTAAGTTAGTCGTTTAATGCATATCCAGCACCACCAGCCGCCAATCCTGTCCCGCCAATAACTCCCAATGCAGCTTTAGATTGCTTAATATTCTTTTTAAACCTTTTACCTGAAACTCCTGAAAGTGGACTTCCTTTTATTTCACCTTTGACATAATTTTTTCCAGATCTTAAGGCTTGTCCTAGATTTTTGAATGAACCTTTGACAGTATTATACATGGCTCCAAGTCTGCCAGCATTTTTTTCTAATTCATCATTAAATGCTTCATTATATATCTCTTCCAAATAAGCCTGCTTATTCATACTTCCTCCTGTTACTGATGATTTTTTTGACATTTCTGATGGGAATTTAATTTTACCTGCAGCATGAAGTTGTGCGCCAAGCGCCATTCCCCTACGCATATAACTATCGGCAATAGAAGCATTCTCTTGCTTATTAAAACTATTGAAAGAGTCTCTTATCTGTTGATTCTCAGTTGCATTTGCCTCGGAGAAGGCGGAAGCCATTTCGTTTGTTGCTCTGGTAGCCCCACCTTTATATCCAACCTTATGACCAAGATATCCAGCTCCACCAGTTAATCCGGCAACTCCAGTTCCTGCGACAAGGGCTTTAAGTAGGGTTTTTGCAGCAATAGCCTCTTTATTCATAATAGCCTCTTTTTGGATTTAAAGTATAATTTCATTATAAAATATAATTCTATAACATAGCAATACCAATTATTACTTTGCCAGTATAGTAAAAAATGTGGTATATTAAGTAGTAGGGACATTATGGAGCATTTATGAGTAGAGTGCCATTTCGGCGTTTTATTACAACATTTTTATTATTTGGAAATGACGTTCGCTTTATAGTTGACAAACTATGTGAGTTCGGATACCAGATAGCAGATGGAGAGGTAAGTGAAATATTTACTGAACTTAAGAGTATTTTACCTGAAAAATATAAAGAGATTGTCGATAAGAAAGAAATCTTTCCAGCAGACTCGGAATGGTTAAAACAATTTGGTGTTTTTGAGTTTTATGATTTTATATCCAGAAATAAATCCAATATAGAAGATCCACCGGATTATTTTAAATGGTGTAATGATTGCATGTGGGTCCATGGTTATAAGGACATAATGGTAATTGTAAATATCCTATTATTCAATCAAGAGGACTTGGAGTCCATATCTAAAATAATATCATACAAATACCGCAAGAAGATAAGTATTGATGCCTTAGAGCTTTATAAGAAAGTCTTTTGGGATTGTGAGAATTTAACAGCAAAAGAAGCTCTTCATTATTGTAAACCATTTAAAAACAATGCCCTTATTGTTCGCAACCTAAGGAGCGGGAATGAAGCAGAAATGCTTATAGATAGTGAAAGTAACGATGGCTCCGATGTCCCATTCACCTTCCATGATGCATCATACATTAAATGGAAGATTGGTTATCGTGACGTTTCCGTTCCCGCTCCGAAGGATTTTCTTGATAAAGTAAAGACTGACAGTTACTTCAAGTATTATGAAACTATGAATATGACCCAAAGTCTTGAGGTAGAGGAGGAAGAAGGATCAAATGATAAGATTGGTGTTTTTAATAATTCAAGAATAAAACGCAGGAATGTAGAAGAGCAAAAAGCTAAAATGGCTAAGCATTGGATAGATCTTTACATAAAAGCACAGGGAAATATTCCATCTGAAGGTCACGAGAAGGAGAACTTTTTTGAAAAGATGGAGCAGCTTGAATTAAAATTTGAAGAAGAGAAAATAGCCAGGATCGATGATATGCCGGAAGTAATGGCGGATATTAAGGGGGATATGAATCCATGAGTGTAACGCCTCATGTATTTGCCACTAATATATTTAATCTGAGTGGCGCACCACTAAAAATGCCTCCTGAATCCATGAGGCACTTGTATCCAATTTACGACAATCCATCCTCGTCTCTATTATTAAAGTTTGGTAGACAGACCCATAAGTCAACAACTCTTGGGTATAAACTTGCTCTACCCCCTGTAAAATATTCAAACTATCATGCTCTTTACGTCGCACCAACTGGAAACCAGGTATCAGTATTCTCTTCAGATAAACTTAATGATGCCCTACATGGATCAGATCTTATTAAAAATCATTATTTTGATACACACACTAAAGATCAAGTTTCTTATAAAGAGTTAAGGAACGGAAGTAAGATTTATCTTCGTTCAGCATTTCATACTGCAGACGCAATTCGTGGAATATCAGCTGATATGACAATGATAGATGAGTTACAGGATATTATAAGCGATCATATACCAGTAATTGAACAGTGCATGTCTCACTCAATAGCTAAATGGACAATGATGCTTGAAAGATGCCCCAATCTTCCAGAACATCTATTTAACTGTAGAGCTTATGCCGGAACCCCAAAGACTGTTGAAAACACTATGGAGAAGTATTGGGATCAGTCAACCCAGAATGAATTACTTATAAAATGTCAGCATCAAGGATGTAAAAAGTGGAATTATATCAATGAATTTAATATTGGTGATACTTGCCTTATTTGTAATAAATGTGGTAAACCCATTTTTTATAGAGATGGACAATGGATTAAAATGAATTCTGGGGCTATGATAGATGGTTACAGACTTCCACAAATAGTTCTCCCATGGATAAATAATGTTAAAAATGAGAGAGCGTGGAAACTGAATGTAATAAATACTAGGGTAATATACTCCGCCGAAAAGTACTTTAATGAAGTTCTAGCGCTTCCTTATGCCGCAGCCAAACATCCAATGAGTGTTTTAGAGTTAAAGGCATGTTGCGAAGAAAAGAATATGATAGAAGTTGAAGATGCCCCAAATAATCCAAGATTAACTGGTTGTATTATAACTGCCGGCATAGATTGGGGTAAGGGGGACACTGCCTCTGGAACCTCTTATAGCACTTTGGATATTGCGGCATGGACAATAGATGGTTTTACAATTGTGTTTAAGAAAAGATACACAGGAAGAATGTCCGAGGCGCTTAAACAAATTGAAGACATGCTTATGATAATTAGGGCTTTTGGTGCACAACTTACCATAGCTGATACTGGTGATGGAAGAACATCTAACGCAATAATGGTAAAAGCTCTTGGGGCAAATAGATTTGGTGAAATCTATGAGCATGGTACCATAAGACAGAAAATAAAATGGGATAAAGAAAAAGGTCATTACATAATGAATCGGACCAGGATGATGACCGATGTCATTATGGAAATAAAACGGGCTCAGGTTCATTTTTTTAAGTATGAGCAGTTTAAAGAGTTTCAGTCAGACTATACCGGTATTTATTCAGAGTATAGTGATAGGACAAGATTGACTAAATATGACCATAATGTTCCAGATGATTCCTTTCATTCTTATATGTTTTCAAGAATTGCTTGTATGATATTAAGAGGCGAATTATCTAGATATCTTACCGGAGGATTACAAGAAGATGATCAACACGATCATGGAGAAGCATTTGGTAGAGAAGAATATGATAATGATTGTCTTGGTGAAATGAACCCAATGTATTAGGAGGATAAATGCCATTTTTAAGCCGTAGCCAAGCAAGAGCCTGCTTTGCTAAAAATGATCCAGATTGGAATTGTAAAGAATGGGCTGGTAAAACAAAAAGTATTAAAAAGTTACCAGAAAGAGTTAAAAAGGCTATGTTTGAATCTTTTACTAAAATAGCCAAAGAACTTTTTAACCCTAAAACTTCACCACCAGTTCCTGCTAGAGTTATTCAACAACAGTCAATACAATCAGCAAAACAAGATAAAACTAAAGGTATGTCGCCGGTTGAATATAGAAATGAGATGACATCCAGAAGAACTGGTATTATCAGCAAAAATCGGCAATCTAATAAGGCTGCTTAAGCTTTTTTCATATGCTCTGGAACAAACAATCCACCCTCATTAATATAGGCATCTTTGTTTATTTGGAGCGTTTTTTGCACATTAACGATATTAGATCCCTTATGGGCAAGTGCGGCATCATTAAGAATCTCTTGTACGGTCTCATCGAACATGTCCTCATACCATTCTACAGATTTCTGATACTCACCAAGCTCAGTATTCCTA